TATGTGTCTTCGAATTCGTCGATCTCCATGTATGAAGCATCATCAGCCATATCGATGTACTGTTCTTTATCTTCGATACCATACAGGTCTTGAAAGTCAAATATGTGAGGATATTTGTTGTTGCCTTCTTTGACTTTTGTATCGCCTGATTCAAAATCGTCCATCATTTTAGGAGTAATCATATCTGCTTTTGGAGGCATGTTGGGTGGACCGTCTGCAGGCATGTCAACAGGAGCTGGCATTGTGGTAGGTTGTGGCCCTACCGGTGCTGCTTCCGGAGCACCTGCATTGTTCATCAGTCTCACAAGCTGTGCCACTTCATCGGGAGTTTCTCCGCTCATTGAGACAGAAGCAATTTCGTCTAACTGCTGAGGCTTGCTTTCAACTGCATCCTGCTGTGCAACATCATAAAATGATTCTAGGATCATCTTCATGTCACTGCTGTCTTGCTTTGAAGGCGTATATTCGCCTGTAGCAGCACTGTCTAGATTTTGTAAAATTTTGTTCATATCCATGGTTAACTTCCTATCGGACTCTTCATATTTGTGTCTGTTGATATATCTTTTGATTCGNGATTCTTGTGCAGATTCTCCGCCCATGTCTTCTGTGTTAAGAAGAGATTCGTATGGTTCGTCGCTGGTCTCTTCTTGATAGCGTTCTTGAGGTTCGTTCTGATTTCTTACTATGATATGACTTTGAGAAACACCGCAGCAATAACCCACATATTCTTGAAGTACCTGCACTGTTGTAGGATACTGTAATTCTACTTCGTAGTATGTTACTTCTACGTTTTGGAGCTGTGGAAAATCTAATGGTCTTTCTGAAATAGGTGTTCTCTTACCCGAACTCATATTATGAACCGAGTATTTCTGTAAGGCGGTTTCCAGTTTGTCTTCAAATCCTTCTGGAACCTCGCCGGCTACGCCTATCTTGAATTCATAGGTCTTTTTGGATTCTGTCAAGTATTCCGCAAAAGTTTTCATATCGCTTTCCTGTATAAATTATTTATCCATGTTTTTTAATTTTTCTATCAAACTGTTACGGTCTGATACCACATATCCTTCGCCTTGCACAACATCTACGTCGTTGCCTGAGGAATCTCTATCCATTTTTTCTTTCTTAAGCTGCAATTCAACTGTTTTTAGTTTTTTGTCTAGTTTCGCGTTCTTTGCTTCTAGATTGGTTTTCAGCATAGTAGCAGCAACTTCAAACACTCTGCCTGAGTAACGACTTTCTACATTCATGCCGAGATCCATTAAATCTTCATAGGCATCCATTGACTTTTCTGCTACTTCGTTTAGCTCTTTATCCGCCATTTCGCCCAGGCCTTTCACTGCAGGCAGTGCAGAATTTATTTTGTCAAGTTCTTCGATATTGCGCAGTTCTTTTTCGTGTTCTCTTTTTTCCTGCTTCTGTTCTTTTTCTGCTTGCTTTTTATCCTGCTCGACTACTTCTTTTGCCGCAGACATGTCTAAAATCTCTTCAAGTTTTTTTGTCATAGTTTACACCATTATATGCTCAGTTTATATTTATCTTCTTCGAGCATTACCTTTTGTGCCCGAAAAGATTTCGTTTTCTGTTACAATTCTAAACATAATACCTTTCTGTTTACAGTATGCTCTAGCTGCTTCCCATTTTGCTTGATTAACAATATAATGGGCTTGATTATGCTTAGACTTACCAAGATTTTCTTTAAATGCCTGGCTTGCAGGTTTAACTTCTATAAGTTCTACTTTTTGCTTGCCTAATTTATTTGCGTAAGCAATAAAAAAATCAGGCACATACACAGTGTATTTTCCTGTGAGAGGATTTCTGTATGGAATTTTAATTGCTTCTGATGCCCACTGTAACACAGAAGGGTGTTCGTCGCAGAACCGCATGAATGCAAATTCCCAACCTGAACGATAGGTAGGAGTTTTATTTCCTATATATTTTTCGGGATTTTTCAGATTAAATTTACCTTGTGCAAATCTAGGCATTATGGTTTAATATTTCTTTTTTCAAATCTATCAGAGGTTATTTGTGTTTTGTATCCGATACTGCTTGTTCTTGGCCTATTATAATTTAAAATTTCGGTAACAACTTGACTTAATTGTACTTCTGTTAATCCTTGTAAAGTGTCTAATAATTTAAAAACAGACACATTATCTAGCCTTGCTTGTTCGAGCAAAATTATTGTAGTTGATACAGCAGCAGTTTCATCGAATCCTCTTTTTTTAAAAAAATCTACAACTGTGTCAACTTCGTTTGCCGAAAATGAAAGCTGTTTTACAAAATATCGATCAAAAAATTGCCTTACATCTCGATCTGAATAATTTTCTATTTTTTCTTTTGGTAAGCTTGACATTGTAAGTTATTCTCCATCGTTAGATAAATTATCTACCAAAACTTCGCCTTGAGGAGAAATTGTTACGTTAGAACGCGCCTGCTCTAGCCTTGCAGAAAAATTTGACTGAGGGCTTTCTATACCAGGAAGTTCTTGCTGGGATAAAGTGGTAGTTGTATTTGGAGCAGGTTGCGGTTCTGCTGGAGAAGGACGCAACGGGGTTACTTCTACTGAAGGAGTTGCTTCGGTTATTTCTGGTCCTGAAGTTCCGCCTTCTCCCCTTGATTTAGGAAATATTGTTTGCGGAATTCCTGTTGCTAGATTTCCTAAAAAATTTCCAGCAAGGTTCAATCCTTGCTCTCTTAACGCTTCCGAGTTAAGAGACTGTACATTTTGATATAAATTTACTCCGGTAATTGCAGCTTCAAATGGATTTGAAAAATTTGCACCTTGTGTGATGTAACCATATAAATCAACAGCACTAGCTAGCAATCCAGTAACATCTGATGTGCCGCCGCCAGCTAAAGTTAACGGACTTGGAGTTGTATCATAATGCACCTGTCCAAATCCTGTTGGTTCTCCTTCTGCTCCTGCTCGTACAGGACCTCGATCGTATAGTACAGCTTCGTAGGCAACCTGTATTGTGTTTCTCATTGGCGAAGAGTTGTCACTGTTGTCTACACTATCATGATTCCAGCTAGTGATTATAGGATTTATCAAAGTATATGTTGTGTAGTTTTTTCTGTGTAGTTGAGAAATTTCGATTCGATCAAAAAAAGGAACTTTATGATTTTTATTATCTAGACCAAACTTAAAAGAATTTTCAATTGTGCCTTTATAGGTTGTATCCCACGAGTCGTCACTGTTTGAAAACTTCTTTCCATAAGCTCCGTTTTCTATACTTTGATTACCGTCGGCAAAATAATATCTATAATATGCTTCTAACATTGCTGTTGTAGCACCATAATTATCATCAAAAAAGTCTATAGAAACAGGCTGGTATTCGATATTAGTTTGTGTATTTTTTTTTCGATTATATTTGTTCTTGGTTTCTACGTTTGCTGTGTACGAAGGTAAATCAGCACTATTAACTAACATGCCAATTTCGTTGGTATAAAATTGTAATTCCGGAATAGTTTGTTGAGCTTGGCGCGTAAGAAAGAACGAAACATGATAAAGAAATTTAGTCTTAGGAGCAAATTTCTGCGTTTGGTTAACAAACAGTCTAGAAGCATGTTGCCAGTCAGCAAGATTTCCTTTCGGATTTAAAACACCACTTTGAAGATTATCAAAAAAACCATTGAATGTTGACATAATAATATTTATTATCGGTATAAACTATACACTTAATAAAAAAGGGCCCGAGGCCCTTTTTTGTTTTTTAGGTTTGTTTTTTTAAATGCCGCCGCCTGTAATCAAGCTGCCTGTTGTTCTGCCTACCTGAGTTCCAATTCCAGTATTTTCTGGTGTTTGGATAGCATTATCATATCTAATGCTTAGTGTAACTGTTACTGGTTCGTTAGCATCGTAAGCTAATTGATTGTAATTTGCGTTTTGTATAAAACACCCGTACAATTCAAAAGTTTCAAGGACATTAGGAGTGTTAGCACCATTTCCGCCGTCAAGTATTTCGACTCTAGTTGTGAATTTATAATCAATACCAGATGCGGCCGAACTCTGTTCGAAAAAGTCGAATTGCTTCTGTAGCTGTTCTCCGACAAGTTTTTGTACTCTGTTGTTTACATCTTCACGTAAATTTAGTTCGATTGGTTCCCAGGCATGTCTACCAGCTAGGTATGCACGTGAGTTATACACAGGAATTTCCATCTCTTCGAATGAAACAGTAGGACGTGTAATATTCATAACCTGTTTGGTTAATTCTGTAGTCGGTGTAGATACGCCAAAGTTTTCTAACGAAACCCTAAAGCGATACTGCAATTTGGGCATTAATAAGCCTTGAGAGGCTGCAGAATCGTTTGTATCTAGAGGCACTGTTATCTTTGATAATGTTGAAATAGCCATTTGTATAACTCCTTGTCAAAAGTATTTATCATTTTTTTGTAAATTTTTTTCTTGTCAAAAAAAAGCAGCCGAAGCTGCTTTTTTCTTACTAAATGCAGTATTATAACGCTGCAATTTCGCCTGTATTTTTGAGGCGCAACGGAATGTAGATAAATTCAATTGATTTTACCGGTTCTATTGCAATATCAAGATACAGTTCGTTACGATCGATTCTTGCTGGTGTGTTATTGCTTTCGTCGCAAACAACCAAGAAGTCAAACAAAGCTCTTTGGCCTACAAGTTCAAGCAGTAGACTTTCAGTTGCTTGTTTAATTTCGTCTCGAGTAATTTTATCATTTTGCTCGAAAATATAAGGTTTAGCAAGTTGACTAAGCTGACTTCTTAAAAAGATCACAAGTCTAGCTACATTAATTCTGTCTAATGCACTTGCACCTCTTGCACGAGTTTTTTGACCATAGTTTACAAGACCTGCGCCGCTTAGGAAAGTAAGAGGATTAACATTATTTTCATAGAGAATATCTCTTTGACCTTCGTTAAGTGCAATACTTACAAATTCGCCTTCTCTATCGACATAACCAACTGCTGTTGCATTTGTAATGCCGCCTCTTCTTATGCCAGCAGGGGCAAACCAAGGGAAAGAAACTTGATCAGAAAGTATAATTGTTCTAAGCACCATATGACTTGGCGGAACAACTACATTATTTCCGAAGTTATCTGAAGTAAAGCCCCATGGATAAAAAATACCAAGATATTCGTCTCTACTTACTAGGCCTTGATCGTTATCTTCGACTGCGAGGTTTTGGTTGGTTGCCCATGTATTAAGAGACGTACCGTTTGGTTCTAGATTAACTGGCGAGTCTCCGACTATAAAGGCAGTTACACCTCTGTCAAAGTTTAGAGTAATCATTTCACCGATTAGTTCTGGATATCCCGGTGTTGCAAGCAAGTTAAACTGTCTCGATTCCGAGTCTCGAATTTCGTCATTTGAATTTACAACTTGTTGCAGAGCTTGAATAACAACTTTTCGCTGTGCTTGCTGCCCAAAACTTCCAGAACCGTCGTTCTGATTTGCACTTTCAGTTACCCAGCGATGAGGATAATAATTTTCCATAGATTCATCATTAAACCTAATGTTATCCTGTGTGCTGTCGATGTAATTTCTTACAAAACGTTTTACATTAAACCCAGAGCGTCTTAGATTCCAAAGTACCATTCCTCTTGGGTATAATGACGGATCAGGTGCATCAGGGTCAAGATAATCACTTTGTAATAGCTCTCTAATAGATGCTGGTTCAAAGTTCGTGCTGTCGCTGGATCCTCCAGTGGTTGACCATCTTGCATCAGCAAATAAAACACCGTTTTCAGATGTTTGATCAGTGGTATCTAGCTCAACCCATCTATTAACGATAGGTGTATTTGTCAAATTAGCATTAAACCTATAAATTCTTGGGAAATCAGCTAGGTTTGATGTGTCAATCCAAATATCACCATCAACTAAAACAGATCCGTTACTTTGTAGCTCAGGTGCTGTTGAAGATATTATAGGGCCATTTGTATCTGTATCACTGTATTGTCCGTTTTGGTAACCTACCCAGCTTGTTCCGTCGTGTATCATTAAGTCAACTTCGTCGATAATTGAATTATACCACAAAGTGTTATTGTCTGTTAATGATGTAAGATCAGTTGCACTCGGAGTATAAAATGCAACCTGATCTCCGTTGCTGATTGTTGTAGGATTCCAAAGACTTGCTACTAATTCTATAGGATCGGTACTAGAGTCTGTACCAGGTGCAAAATAAAGATTTTTTGCTCCTGAGGTTACAACTGCTCCAGTTGACGGATCTTTGCTTACTGAATATGCAGACAATCCCAGTTTAGAAAGCACAGCATCTGAAGAATCGTCGACTAGTTTAATGTCACCGCCTGTGCTATGTTCTAGAACTATTCGAACATTGTTTTCTACACGCGCAGACAGTCCTGTAATACCTAGGTTATTAATTTCTGTAGCAAATTCTTCTAGATCGTCTGCGATACTTCCTACGCTGTCAAAACTAATATTGATTTGATTTCCTGTTTGAAATTCTAAATTTCCTGGCTGCGTAGCAGATACTCTAATCGAGTAAGAATTACCTTGATCGAGCGCTTCTGTAATTTCGGTCCCTCGTACTATAGTTGGTAATACACCGTCTCTTCTATAGACTTTAAAGGTAGCAAGAGGAAGCGTGTCGTCGGCTACATTAAACTGAACATAAACTGCACCTGACGGCAAGTTTGTGCCGCCGCCCGCTCTATCTAATTCATAAATTGCTTCTTGGTTAGAAGCAAATATAGGAGCATCTACATCTTCCCATAGCTGAGTATCGTCGTTATAGATTTTCATTCTCCAACGAGCTCCTGCACCAGGTTCTGTGGTTTTTATCCAAACAGAACCAGTTGGTCTGCTCTGTGTGTCGGAAGCTTTGAATTCTGGAATTTGAGTGTGTTTACTGATTCGAAGAGCAGGCGGAAAATATTCACCTTCTGTTAATCCAAGTTCTACGCCAAGGCCATATGTAAATCCACCAATATCAACAGCACCGGTTGCTGTCGAATCTGGCAAGGTGCTTGTTCCGTTACTGAATATGTTTATACGACTATCGAGTATATCAGCGCTAATACCTTGATTTGTTAGCCCTTGATTACTGTTAATCTCGTCAACAATTTCTTCCAAGTCCATTCCTGATGTTACAGAAATTGTGACACCATTTATTACTAATTCTTTAGACGAAACAGTTCCCTCACCACTTGGGTCTGTAAAATCAAATTCTGGATTTGGTTGGGTTCCTACGATGGTTGGCCAGGCCGAAGTCCAGTTGTCGCTTCCTACCAATGTCCAAATACCTTCAAACGATTTATAAAAAATTCTTGCAACTGTGCTACCAAAAACAACAGCATATCCGCCGATTGAACCAATCGAATCTTTAGGAACTTTGCCATCGGTGCCATTAGTTCCTGATGTTCCAAACACTAGGTCGTTGTCATTTGTAATAACAATAGGTGTTTTGCGCACAAATGTCTGTCCGTTTTCTTGAGTTTGTGCAGCACCGTTCCATTCAAAAATACCCCAACTTGTAGTTTCAGTATCGAGCCAATATGTTCCATCAGCGGGAGGTCCAGCTGGTTCATTTGGTGTTGGTTGTAGTGCAGCAAGATCGATGTCACTTCTGACTACCCATGCTCTGTTGGTAACTCCTAAAACCGAATATGCTGTTTGTAGTCCATACTCGTTTAGTTCGCCGCCGTTAATTGGATTATTGTTTGCGTCAGTTTGGAATAGCGGATCTCCGAAAGTATCTGCTAAATCTCTCTGTGACGTCATTAAGAAAGGTCGCCTTGCGTTTTCTTTTAGTGTGCCGCGGGCAATACCTGTTCCTGAAGAATTTTGTTTGTTTTCTGCCGAGGCAACAAAAATCATAGGTGTTGTGCCTGCAGTTCCTGGTGTGTAAAAGCTTTCGTCGATTACGTTTACTTCTACTCCTGGTGAGACTAATGCCATTGAATTTCTCCTATTAGAGCTCTATTGACAGTATTTAGCAGGTTACCGTAAAATTTGGGTATTAATACCAGCAAAAAAGGCACCTAAAAGGTGTCGGAATTTGTAAATACAGTATGAGACCACTTTGCGAATGCGGTTTTAGGCCAGCTGCAATAAACTACAAGAAAGATGGCAAAACTTTTTATAGAAAAAAATGTGGGCCTTGTGACAGAGCAGGTCGTACAGGAGCAGGCATTCCTAACTGGTGCAAGGCAGGATACAAGAAAAAATCTGTGTGTGAGAAATGTGGGTTCTCGTCGGATCATCCTGAACAGTTTAATGTATATCACATCGACGGTGATTTAACAAACTGTCGTTATAGGAATCTAAAAACTGTGTGTGCTAATTGCCAAAGAATCATTCAGAAGACTGGTGTGAAATGGCGTCAAGGAGATTTGACACCTGATTTTTAAGATCGAGCAAGGAGCCGTTGTTTTCAATTACATGGTCAATTCGTTCCTTCATCCACATCCATTCTGAAGGATGTACGTCTTTGGGTTCTGCACCAAGTGTTCTAAATTCTTGAGCCCATTGAGGCTGTGGTCCTCGTTTTACTTCTACAACTATTCCGCCTTGCGAATGAATCATTTCGATTTCGTTAGGAAAACGTACATCAGGAATCACAAAATCTAGATAACTTTGACGTTGAATTTTCTGTTTGGTCCTGCTTACCCAGATACCGTCAAATAGGCCGTGTCGCATACATTCTGTGCCCACTTTTTGAAGCACAAATCTAGGAGTAATTGTGTGACCAATTTCTTGGCTCCAAAATGTATCTGCTTGTTCGCGCCATTCTCTACTAGCAGATGTATCTCCCTCCAGCATCGATCTAGGCCAATCAAACATTGCTGCTACGCCATCTTTGAGACTGTCCGCAAAGGCAAGTTTATGAAAACGGTGAGAATCTACAAGAAGGTCTGCTACGGTGCCCTTTCCAGAACCTATTAAACCACATACTCCAATAATCATGCTATAATTATAACATTTTATATTATTGTGTCAAGTCTTACCCGATAGTGAATTAGCCTATCGAAACGTTTAGCGATCCGCCTCCCTGAGGTCCAGCAATGACAGAGAATTTCGAACGTGCTTCGCCCAGTTGATATTTACAGGAAGCAAGAGTATAATCTTTAAGCCACTGACGCACAAGATAATCATCTAATAGATTTACATCTGGTCTGTAATTGTATGTGTACAATAGCAGATCTTCTCTTGCTCTTGGACGCTGCAAGAGAGTAAGTTTTTTAGTTACAGTGTTCCATTTGAATTCGATAAACGAGCCAAACATCCTACCTACTAGTTCTTGATGCTGAGAAAACATATCGTAGGTTGCCAAGCCGCCCATGTTTGAACTTGACAGTAGATAAGTGTTTGTGTAGGCAAGATTAAAAGGTTCAAAAAGAGTCCCTCCGTCGCCGCCGCCGGTTCGTGATCCTATTGTTCTTCTAAATATTTTTCTAACTTCGATAATTTCGTTTGGTAAAATGTAATCATTTTCATCGATTATTGTGGGAAGAAAAACATAAGATTCTTCTACAGAATTATCAGAACGCTGTCTAAAACGAGTTAAAGCTTTGTCAAGAGCAGTTTCGTAGTGCGAAGGATCTAGTTCTACATCTATCATGCCGCCGCCTAGCATGTTATAAACATAGTTAAATACTTCTTGTTTTTTCGTTGCAAGTTCTGACATTGATATTCTCCTAACAGTATTTATCGCTAAATATGTAAAACAAGAGACAGAATATGCCAAGACTAAGTTTATATCGTTCTGAAAAAAGCGATGATTTTGATTTTTTTGATCGTGTCATTGCGGAGCAATTTACTGTGGGAGGCACTGACGTTCTTTTGCACAAATATCTTGGTCCGGATAATCCAGATGAAGATGATGCAACAGCAGACCAGCCACGCTACGATAAAATCGGTCCGACAAATATACAAGACTTGTTGTTCTTAGAAAACAGAGATAGAAAATACGATCCTGACATTTATAGGATTCGAGGCATCTATAATGTCCAAGATATTGATTTTAATTTATCTCAGTTTGGACTTTTTTTAGACAACGACACTTTATTTTTAACTATACACATAAATTCTTCTGTAAAAACCATTGGTCGAAAAATAATTTCGGGTGATGTTGTTGAATTACCTCATCTAAAAGATCCGTATAATTTGTCAGATGTTTCGTACGCACTAAAGAGATTTTACGTGGTAGAAGATGTATCTCGTGCATCAGAAGGGTTCTCTCCAACATGGTATCCTCATTTATATCGGTTGAAACTAAAACAGATTATGGATTCGCAAGAGTATAGAGATATTCTTGATTTGCCTGCAGAAGAAGACACACCCGGAGGCGATACACTGCGAGATATGCTTTCTACTTATGAACGAGAAATGCAAATCAATGACGGTGTAATTGGCCAAGCAGAAAACGATGCTCCTAAATCAGGATACGATGTTAGTCATTATTATACAGTTAAGGTAAATTCAGACGAAGTTCGTTCTGATGTAGAAATACAACAGCTAGACGGAGAATATACAAGTGCGCCACCGCCGGCTAAAGGCTATAGCGGATATATGCTAGGCGACGAAGCTCCAAACGGAAACAACTTTGGACACGGTATACAATTTCCTCTTGAACCAGAAAAAGGAGATTATTTTCTTCGAACCGATTTCCTTCCAAAAAGATTGTTTCAGTTTGATGGGAATAAATGGATCAGAGTTCATGATAACGTGCGTATGACCATGACTAATTCGTCTGAAAGAAGAACTCAGAAAACTGGCTTTATCAATAATCGGACATTTACCTACAATGAACTTGTTGCGAGCGATTCAGTTCAGTTAGAAAAAGGTGACACAGAAATACATACTGACATACCACAGGATACGAATGCTTTGTATCTTGTTCTAAAGTATGAAATTCTTGAAAAAGACTATGTAATTGCAGATCATATGTCTTTAATTACTTCTCAAGACAGTTCACGAATTACTGTTCAATTGCCTGTTCAAAACGGTGTTCAAGACACAATAGATTACACAGGTGTATGGGAAGTCAAGTTCTACAACAACAGAGAAGCAGAAAGACAGAGCCTGTCAGAAGCACTTAGACCGAGGTCAGACAACTAATGTCAAATCAACTAGATCATTATTATGACGGCCAGCTCAGACGTTATCTTACTCAAATCATTCGCATGATGAGTGGATTTTCCTACAAAGACAGTTCGGGCAATATTAAAACAGTTCCAGTAATGTACGGAGATATTACTCGTCAAATTGGCTCAATTCTTAGAGATAATTCAGAAAACAAAATACCCTCTGCACCACGCATGTCTGTGTATGTAACTGCACTAGAACTTGACAGTTCTAGATTGGCTGATTCATCTTATGTAAATCGTGTTAACATTCGTGAAAGAGCATTTGATCTCGAAGGTAACGAATATCTCAAAACCGAAGGAAAGAATTACACAGTCGAAAGACTCATGCCAACTCCGTATAACCTTACTGTTTCGTTGGATATTTGGAGCACAAACACTGATCAAAAATTACAGATTATAGAACAACTATTAATGCTGTTTAATCCTAGCCTTGAAATACAGACAACAGACAACTATCTTGACTGGACCAGTCTAAGCACAGTAAGGCTAGATACCGTAACCTGGAGCAGCCGATCGATACCTCAAGGAACAGAGTCTGAAATTGACGTAGCAACACTTAGTTTTATTACACCAATATATATTGCGCCACCTGCCAAAGTTAAACGAATGGGAGTTATAACTGATATTATTTCTCGAATACACAATTCTAAACAAGATTTAGTTGATGCTACAACTGACATCGACTTTACGCTTGCAGAAGGAGATGCAGTCACTGATTCTAATATTTTTATTAACAACGACGGCGATCTAGAAAGAGCCAGAGCGCTTGCTGATTACGAAATAAACGAAAGCATCTTTACAACACTAAAAACAACTTATCAAAATCTAGATCTATTGGTTATGAATAATACTGCAAAACTAGTAAGGAACGGTGTTGTAGGCGCGATGAATTGGCCGCAACTAATCGAAGCTCTTCCGGGAAAATTCAACGAAGGAATAAGCCAACTAAGACTGCGTCGTTCCGATTATAACTATGATATTGTGGGAGAATTTGCTGTTTCTCCTACAAATATCGACGAAGCAGTAATTAATTGGGACATCGATTCTTTGCCAACTGACACTGTGTTTGCAAGTTCAACAGGCGAGCGGTCAAAAATCGATTATATTATTGATCCGACAAAATCTAATCCGCAAGACCTAGACCTATCTGCAAATCCTAGAATTCTTATTCTAGCATCGATTGGTAATGCAGAAAACACCGACGGCGCAGATGCTTGGAAAAACCTTGACGGTAGTGACGCTGTTGCTGATGCAAACAGCATTATAGAATGGAACGGATCTAGTTGGGAAACGGTATTTGATCCTTCTCAGGCTTCTGAAAACGAAACATATTATACAACAAATCTGAATACTAGCATTCAATATAAATTTCAAAACAGTACATGGTTGTTGTCCGTTGAAGGAGAATATCCAAACGGAACTTGGACCTTGGACTTTTAATATAATTAACTGTATGAAAAGTACTATATGCAGCGGTGCTTTATTTTACAATCTTCAATATAAAAGATTCCTATTTCTACACAGAACACAGAGCAAAAAATCCAATCTGTGGGGGCTTGTTGGAGGTACAAATGAAAAACAGGAAACTCCTTGGGAAGGATTAAAAAGAGAGATTTTTGAAGAAATAGGCAAAGTTGAAATTAAAAAAATTCTTCCTTTAGAAACATTTGTTGCTCAAAATAATCTTTTTAAATATCATACCTATTTGTGTATATGCGAAAAGGAATTTATTCCTTATCTTAATCACGAACACGACGGATATGCCTGGGTCAAATATCTAAAATGGCCAAGACCTTTGCATTTTGGTTTGAAAAATACACTGATCAAAAAACACAATAAACAGAAGATAGAAACTGTGATTGAGATATTAGATTTGCTGGATAATTGAAAAATTAACCTACAAAAATCTCTATCAGTGAGACATCGTCTGTGGTTTTATTTTCTATTGCCTTTCCGATTAGTGTACCAATTTTGAGAGATTCTGATTTTTCTGCAGTTCCGGGCACTGTGCCCGAAACTAACAGGTCTCCTTTTTTGACTGGGCCGTTAACAAAGCACGGCACTCGCCCTTTTAGCGCAACCGGAATTCCGTTACAGTCAGAGTTCATAAGATATGCTGGATTTGACGACACAACTCCTAAAACTTTATCAGATGCATAAGTATCAGTTTGTGTTACTTCGCTAGCACCGCCTAGTTGAACAACTGTTCCTGGTATATAATTTTGGTCAGCTGTATAGATTTCTGCTAAGTCAGCATATTTGGCTTCTGTTGCTACACCATTAAAAACACTGGCATAAACTACGTCCCATCTAGTAGAAGATGATCCTATGTTTCTACTAGCGTTTGCATCTGGCAGAATGTTTGAATCTATGCCAACATCGGATCGTAAAAATTGAGTAGAGTCAAGAAAGTCTAGTTGATCTGCATTTGATATTACAGTAGCTACTAGTTTTATTTTCCACTTAGCACCATCAAAAACATAGGTTTTATCGTCTACTGTAAATTCGTCATCGAGTGTAGGAGTATTTGGAAAATCAATTGCCATTTGCGTTATTCCGTTGATTAATTATTGCGTATTTATCCGAATAAGTTCGTAACTTCACTGGCAGATTAATTAAATAGAGCATATTCTTCTACTATAATATGAAAATAATGTTGATTGCCATTATTTCCACTCATTAATGGTGCAGTACCACTTCTAGAATTAATAGAATGGCTTCCGTTTATGTATGACGTACCATTATAATCCCTGGCATTGAATCTAAACCCCGCTGTAAAATTTGTTGAAATATTAGGATTTATTAGAATATGATTATCATAACTGGCAATAGCATCATGATCGTAAATCATAATTGCACCATCATAACCCGAGGAACCAAGACTTTGCCAAGAACCGCCATCAAACTGTACCTGTGGTTCAAGATACATACCCCCCCAATTGTTTATATTATTCCTATTAGGAGAGTAATAATACAAAAGAATTAAAGAGTTCCCTTTGAATGTGTGTGTTGCGGGGAAACTAGGACCATTTATCCAGCCAGTCATAGTATACGATGTTGAATTATATTGTGAATATATATGCCGTAAATATCTACTATCTGAGTCAATACCATCAATATCCACTTCATTACCTGAAGTGTCAAGTAATTTGCCCACTTCCAGATCGCCATCTATTGTTGTTTGCTTTAAGTTTGCCATTATGTTTTGAGTTTTGCTAGTTCTTCCACCTTAAGTGACATATAATGCTGCCTACCATTGTCACCGCTCATAAGAGAGCCATTTCCTCTTAGAGAATTAATATCATGACTTCCGTTTATGTCCGTTGTATTATCATAAACAGAAAAATAAAATCTGAATTGCATTGAAAACCCAGATGTTTGCTGAGGGTCAAAAATATGTTGGTTATTATATGACATTATCTGTCTGCCATCATTAAACATCAAATCAAACCCAGTGCCACCAAGGCTATACCAAGAGCCTAGATTAAATCTGACCTGAGGTTCAACATAAATCCCTCCCCATGCTGGGTCATTATCATTTCTTGTTGGTATATGATAATAAATATAAATTAATGAACTGGGTTTGAATCCACTTACATTTGAAAATGTAGGTCCAAGCTCAAACGACTGCCTACCAGAGTTAATTGTGTAAGTTGATGATGTAGTTTGGTTATATATTTTTCTTGTATAATAACCATTTAATTCAAAATTATCTAAATCAATCGTCAAATTTGACGAAGAATCCAACACTTTAGAAGTTTTTACTGAATCCGCTGTCGTATTCTTAAGATTAGCCATTCTGTGCGTTATTCCAAATATTTTTAATATAACTTAACCAGTTTTCCCATTCTTCCTCAGTATATGGATTGTCAAGAATTTCTATATCATCTTTTATAATATGAAAAATATCATCAGTTTCATCCACGCATAGGATGTAATGCTTATCTCCGCACACTATACCAGTCAGGTTATCTTTGTAATAATGATTATCCAAGTTATCAGTTCCGTAATACTCAGACATTTCTGTCAAATAACTATAATATTCTTCATCAATAAGATTACTCTTGATACCATCGCCTATTTCCCACTGGTTTTCAATTTCAAAGTTGTTTGAGCAGTTGACTTTCAAAAATTTTACTTTCATTTTTTATCCACCATTAATCTTAGCTAATTCTTTTACTTGTATAGTTGCATAAAAAAAGTTATTAACTGAGCTATTTAATAAGGGTGCAGTCCCACTTACCTCTCCATTATCTCTACCATCTGATGACCATTCTATAGTACCGTCATAACTTCTATAATAAATTCGAAATCTAGCAGAAAAGTTTGAATTAATATTCGGCTCTAATAATATCTTATTTCTATATGTTCTAATTGAGCTACATCCTAAATACATCACGGCATCATACCCCGAACTCCCCATGCTCTGCCAAGAACCCCCATCAAACTGTACTTGTGGCTCAAGATAACAACCACCCCACGATGTAGAATTGTTTCGCAAAGGTATTGAATAGAAAAATAATATCTTAGAATTTTTTTGAAAGTCAGTGATTGTCGGGAATGTATAAGCAAGTGTCCAAGAAGTCCCAGTGGATCTAGATGCGGGGTCGTGTTGAGTGACAAATTTGCGAATATATATCGCATCTAATGGCATATCATTTAGATCTAGAGCAGTACTATTAGCAGACTTTTTCTTAATTTGTGACGTTTGTATCTCTACAGAGTTTTCTATTGTAGTGTTTTTTAAATTAGCCATGATTTGATTTTCTCACCTCATCGACCTGTTTTTGTTGCTCTTTTATTTATTCTATAAGATATGCAATGATTCTTGTGTAATACACAGAATTGGGATTTCCTTCCTCATCTAATTTAACCAATCCGGGCATAATTCCATTCCGGAATTACCCTCCCATGACAGCGTGTCGGAGTCGAGCATCTCTTGAGTGATCGTGTTCGTCCGATCCGGTGAGAGATACTCGATGTTCTGTGTGCGTAGTCCGTTCTTAGCAACGAACAGCTTATCGTTTCCAGCCATATGATCTAGGTTCCCTTTCCCCTAGTATGATTTGATATGGTTATTTATATCCCATAACGACCGCGAAGGGCATTAAAGTTCTGTTTGATTTCGGCTTCTGAGAGGGCGCGGTTGTAGACTATATACATTTGCACTCTGAATCCACCATAACTTGCGCCGGTGTATCTGCCCATTTCAAATGGTCTACTTCCCGCAGTGTTAAGAGAAAATGATCCACCGTCTTGACCTAACAATTCAGCATTGTTACCATATGTTCTACCGATTTGATCAGCGCCATAAACAATATTGTAAAAAGTAAAATTATTTCTTCCATCATAGAGAAAATCATAGTCTGGAGTTGACCAAAATTGTGCTCTCCAGCTTGTGTATGAGCCGTTAAGACGAAGACAGTAATGTCTACCTGTAGAACCCGAATCTCCTAAATCAAATAAACCTTGATTAGTAGAGCCAATTTCTCTTATTTGGCAAACGGCTACCACCGTTTTGGGATTATCTTGTTCAACACCAAGGTTGCTTACGGTAGCAGGGGTCGATCCACTGACACTACCATCGCATGCTCCATATTGATTTGATCCGTCCAGTTCAAAAACTCGATCAGTGGCATTAAATGTGGGAGAATTTTTGAGACCCATATGAAAGTTATTGCCTGATAAATCGTACCATTCGTTTCCTTCGCCCGGATACGACTTCGGATTCGCTGCGTCGAGGCAGAGGACAAGACCGTCGGTTACTAGACGAGGGTTATGAGAGAGCGCCATTATATACCATACCTGTTTCTAAGACCGCTGAAGTTTTGATAGATTTCTTCCGCGGACATCTTTCGCTTATAAGCATAGATTGGACCCATTAGCCCAACCCATTGACCAGAAGTTGTGTATCTTGTACCGATACGAAAGTTTCTACCAAGTGCTTCATCAAGACTTGTTGTCGACACGTAACTATTTCTATACTTTGGATGCGATGAAATCTCATAACCATTTAGGTATAACAAAGATCCGTTACCGTCGGATGTTACTGCCATGTGAAACCAGTGATTAATAAAATCTGACGAGGCTGGATTGTAACTTGCATCAAAGTTATATCTCAGATCATTGGTATAGTTGATATTCTCACCCGAATAATTTGATAGAAACCATTGTCCGCCGTCGTTACGCGCATCAGTAAAATAATCTGTTCCACTAGAATTTGACCTATAAAAACACAAAATCAATGTAAGTTCACCGGTTGATCCGCCAAGGTCTTCTTCGCAATTCATTCCCTTTCCACCAGCAAAATCAAATACACCGACATTTTGTGAACTGAATGATGGAAAATTGGATGAATTAGGCGAATGTGAACCAGATCCTGGAGTACCACTCGCTCCGGTAACAACACCTTCTGTCACAAGATTCCTACAGGTAGTTTCTCCGGGAGTAAAACACTTTGGATTAGCTGGATCAAGACAAAGAGCAAGACCATCGGTGGAAATCTTAGGCGAATAGTTAGTCGCCACCCTAAACCACCTCTTCCTCTTGCGGAGTCCACTCGTCAGAACTCAGTACCTCAAGAATCTCGTCGTGAGTGTACGGCCCTTCGGCGGTAACTAGCACAGCAACGCACTCTGGCATTTCGCCCTCCCACTTCACGAATGTTTTTGTCCCGTCGACCGAGTATCGGCAGGTGTCTGCGGAGGTCTCAAGTACATCAGAGAAGTTGACGGAGTCAATTTGTGATGTGTGTATTATTGCATATTTTCTTGTTTCGAACATAATATTATATACCATACCTACCACGAAGGGCATTAAAGTTTTGTTTTATTTCTGCTTCGGTGAGAGCGCGAGTGTATATTTGTGCAATAGCAACATCACCTGCAACGTGCGCATTGCTACTTCCGAACACTCCAGTGTCCATAACGCTAGCTAGTGTATCATTGATATAAAACTCATTAAAAGTTGCAATTGTTCTTGAACCGACGGTATTCTCATTAACAAATTTGCCATTGATATAAAATGAAAGATTATTTTGGTCGTATGTGCCTACAATCATATTCCACTCTGAAATTAAGTTTTCTGGCACATCAAAGTTTGTTGAAACATCTCCTCCAGAGGTATCTTCTACGTTTCCGCCTACTATGTTAGTGTTGAAATTGAAACCCAACTCTAATCCTTGTCTCCCCGAACCATTTGTTAATATCGATGCATTTTGTTTTGCCCATAAAATACCAGTCCAGCCTGGAGGACTTTCATTATAATCTAAATTGCCTTCTATTCTGTCATCTACTCCGTCAAAAGTAAAATAGCTTTTAGGAAATTCATTGAAAAGAGGGTTACTAACAAAAAATCCGTCATTGCCATTCCCACTCAAATCTTTCCACGTCGTCCCACTTCCCGGATACGACTTCGGATTCGCTGCGTCGAGGCAGAGAACAAGGGCGTCGGTTACTAGACGCGGATTATGTGAGAGTGCCATTATAAACCATACCTATTTCGAAGGGCATTAAAGTTCTGTTTGATTTCGTCTGGTGTCAATTCTCTACTATATATTTTATATAAGGAAAAATAGCCTATCCATCTTCCACTAGCAGTATATCTACCTCCTATTATAAAATTCGAACCAAGATTCATATTAAGAGACTGATTATCCTTTATATTAGGCGATAATATCTCTTCCCCGTTTATGAATAATCTACTATTAGATCCATCCGTGCTCATAATAACAACGTGTAACCAACGAAACCACCAATTTGAATTATCGGTGTGAGGAAGAGGATCATCGGCTTCTAGTCTACCGTGTATATCAATATTATCATTACTTTGGTAATTGGTTAACCACCAACTTCCCGTTCCATTTCTAGCATCCGCAATATAATCATTTGCATTAGAAGTATTTCTGTAAAACCACATTTCATGAGCACCAGTGGTATGGTCGCCCATATTAGTCGGTATAATTAACGATCTTGACCCATCAAATAAAAATCTTCCGTTATTTTCAGTTTCGTAAATAGGAAAATTTAAACTATCTATTGAAGCTCCACCGTCATCCTGGCCATAAGCATGATTACCATTTTTACTTAAATCAAACCACGTCGTTCCAGACCCCGGATATGATTTCGGATTCGCTGCGTCGAGGCAGAGAATAAGACCATCAGTAGAAATCTTTGGTGAATAATTAGTCGCCATAATCAGATACCATAACGTCCACGAAGTGCTTGAAAATTTTGTTTTATTTCTTCATCAGTTAATAAATTATCATATATACTACAGTTTGATATTACACCATCTGTAGGAGTATCACCGTCGTCTCTTCTTGCGCCAATTCTAGGATTTCTTTGTGATAAATCTATATTATTCTTTGTTATTGAATTTGAAGAAACCTTTTCACCATTTACGTACTGATTCAATATTTTTCCATTGTTGTCATAAGTAAATCCTACTTGATACCATTGATTTGTATTAAGAGTAAATCCAGATTCTGTCCAATTTCCTGAGGACCCATCATCTAAAAATACTCTCAATTCATTACCAGTTGTGGTTTCTAGGATCCAGTGATTACTACTACCTCCGCCTCCATAGGTATTTACCATACAATGAGATCGTACCGAATTTAGATTTACCCATATAAAAACTGTTATAAAATCAGTTAAATTTATAACTGGAAGATCGATATATTTGCCATTTGTACCGTTGAAGTTTATATTCCCATTATTATCAGGGTTAAATTCTAGATCATTTATTAATGTTCCATTACTACCATTACCACTTATATCAAAGAGATAAGAATCATTTATTTTATTATTAATGAGATCCTCAACTGATGGTTCGGATCCATCAATTTTATCAATCCGAGGATATACCATCTGTTGGCGAGTTGTATTAACCACCGAGTAATAAAGATAACATCGATGTCGAGTCCTCGTTGTACCGGCTTTCCATATTGAATCACTGGGATCATTTGATATCTTATTTCCATTCAGATCATATATACCAGTATCAGGATGATCTGCTCCTGTGCCAGACCCGGATGGCCATTGATGGGCAACTGCAAGATACCATTTATTTAGTTCGTTCTCACTCCAATCATTCCAGTCAGTATTTACTTCAAAGTAATAATTAGTAGTACCTGATCCGCTTGATCTCCTAAGGACTCCTATTTCGCTAGAATCGTCATAACCGTCGTTACCAAGATAAAAATGTCCATCACCTAGAACATCTCTTTTCACCCATACAGAAAATCTATACATAAAATTTTCATCTACAGGCACAATACTAGAATTCCAACCACCGTCAGAATTACTCGACGAATCACTTGGTCTACATTCCCAGATAACTGCATCATTACCAAAAGGGTCTTTGTCGATAATTCGGACGTTTTCATCAGCACGACCATTATCATTAAAATTAGGTGTCGAGCCAGTACCGACAGTCCATTCAGATGGATTCAGAAGATTTTTATCAACGCGATATGATTTACTGTTCGCTGGATCTAACGATAATATCAAATTATCATTTACGATTTTAGGTCCTGCTGCCGCGCCCATAGCACTACACCATCAATGTTTCTGAAACGGTATACGATGTCGAGTTGCCCGAAGCCGCAGTCGCGAGAAGTCTCACGTTACCCGACGAGATGTCCGCATCGAACGAGGCAAGAAGATCCGTTCCGGTATGAACCACACCATACTCAGTTGCAAAGGCGGTTGTGCCATCATGCGTCACAAGAAGCTCGGAAATGTGTCGTTCGTTCGTAGAATTATCAGTCATCTGGACAATTAATTTAGCGCCACTAAAAGCTGTTGCTGAAAATAAAGTGATCTGTGTTTGTGTAGTTGATGTAGTTGATGTGGTATCGCTACTATATGTGGTTGATCCAATATCAAGACTGTTACCAGACAAAGTCGTAAAGGTATCTGACGTATCCGACCGCAGGAACTGCGTTGAATCCAGTCCGTCAAGAAGATCTGCGTCTGCTGCCTTTGCACCTTGGAGAAGGAATCTGCCATCAAGATCAACAGTCAGATACTCAACCTCGCCTTCTCGAGTGACTTCAAGCGTACCGTCAGAGGTAAATGTATGAACACGGTATTGCTTACCGTCTTGTGTGATATCGGTAACTGTACCGCCTGTGGCTATAATTCTTGCAGGTTTTCTTATTTCTTGCCATTCATTAAAATTAGGATTATACCATTCAATTTCTCCCAAATCAGTATTAAATCTTATCATTCCTTGTTGAGGAGTAACTGTCCTCTGAGTCTCAGTTCCTTTTAGTAACTGTAAAAATCCGGCGTCGTTGATTCGTGTATTCTTAAGAGTTGCCATTACTTCTGAATCTCGTCCAATTCTGTTTTCAAAGATTTAACCGCTTCAATTAGATAGGCTGTGAGACGTGAGTAACTTATGCTCTTGTATTCGCCTGCTGAATCCACCAACTCTGGCAATACTTTTTTCACTTCTTCTGCTATTAATCCTGCTTCTTTTTTGCCAGTTGATTTTCGTGTATATTCAACTCCTTCCAACAATGTTATTATATCAATTGCGTTTGATATCGGAGTAATATTTTCTTTTAATATAATAGATGAGGTTTCAGTAATATTTGTAGCGTTTAAGTCAGTAAAAGTTCCGGCTGCCGGAGTGCCATTACCTATCACTGTATCATTAATAGTTCCGGATGAAAATATTCCAGTAACATGCCCAAAATTATCTATTTGTATTTCGTCTATTGCTCCGATAACACTCAACGAAGATGCCGTAGAAGTTGCTTCGTGATTAATAAAAATTGTGCTGTTTGATCCCTGATTTGTAGTAAAAGTTCCCCCGGCGTCTATACCTGGGCCGGCACTTATTGTTATACTAGAATCGTTCACTGTGGGAATAACAGGAGTATTCGTAAAATTGTTATAATCTAGGTAATATGCAGGGCTTTGATTATTTAATAGGAGAGAATTCTCAGAAACATTGTCTACCCAAGCAGTATCATAATCTGTCGCAGAATTTTTTGCAAGAATTTGATCAGTTGTACCACCGGTTGGCACTCCTACTCCATCTACGCCGTCTACACCATCTTCGCCGTTTGTCACTGCGGTTGCAGAAACCCATTGTCCAGAATCTCCATCTTCATAATAAATGTACAAATTGCCATCAAAAGAATCCCACCAAAATTGTCCATCAATCGGAGAACCTGGTGGGGAGTCGGTAGTTGGTGTTAAATATCTTCCGTCTAGATCAACAGACCCCAACGATGTGATATGCCCATATGTATCAACTGTGATATCTTGTATTACTGTGCCGGCAGAATTATCAACCGAACTTTGGCTAGATGTGTCTGCGTGTTCGAGTGTTATTGATGCATCTTGTGTTTGGTTTGCTGTAAAGGTTGTAGTTGTTCCGCTTAGGCCGCTGCCGGGCGTAACTGTAAAAGTTGCATCACCTATTGTAGGGGTGTTAGTAAAATTAACATAATCTAGATAATAAGAAGCAGGTTGGCTGTTAAGTGTACTTGCATTACCTCCGTCGACTGTTACAGATAGCGTTGCATTTCCAAGATCAGTAAATGTAGCCGATCCGGTTGCATCGCCTGTTAGTGTTAGAGTAGGATCGCTTGTTGCGGTGGTACTGATAGTTACATTTGACGAACCGTCAAAACTGGTAGAACCAGTTACTGCACCAGACAGTGTAATTGTTCTTGCTGTTTCCAGCTTAGACGCAGTTGCAGCATTACCGGACACTGTTCCGTCAAACGACCCAATAAATGCATCAGCTTTTACTGTGCCTGAAACTTGTAGTTTGCTGCTTCCGTCATCGGTGTCGGTTCCTACTAGAATATTCCCGTCAAATTCTGCAAGACGAATCGTCCCGTCGTCATCCACCTCGATGGACGGGATACCAGAGATATCATTGACCGAGAAGATCGTGCCAGTGAGGGAATCGGTGATTGAAAATAATTGTCCAGAAGTGCCTTCAAACGACAGAGAACCGTTGTTTAGCATTTCAACTGTTATATTACGAGTTTCATCAGAACTTACAAACTCTATATTTTCGGCCTGTAATCCGTTTTTTACAATGAACTCTCTATCATTAGCCATGCTAAACTGATCCTTCTTTAATGTTACTGTATTTATTCATATCTGATTATGCCGCAATATCAAACTAAAAACTGTTGACTGTGTATCTTATATGTTGTTGAGTTTGTTGAAGCACTTGTAGCAAGAAGTCTTACATCACCGGAAGAAACATCTACGTTAAAAGTTGCAAGAGCCGAAGTACCGCTATAAACAACACCATATTCTGTAGCAAATGCATTAGCCTGGCTGCTATCGTAAACCACAATTAATTCTGAAAGCTGTCGCTCACTTGTAACATTATCTGTAATTTCTACCATAAATTTTGCACTGGTTGCGTCACTTGTGCTAAAAGTATAAACAGCAGTTTCGGTTGTAGTTGTTATACTGCTAGCGTCGGTGTCGAACTGTATTCGACTGTCGATTTCTAGCTGTCCACTAATATCAACCAGTCCTGTTACTGTAGCACCTGCATTTGCCGTGATAGATCCCACAGTTATACTATTTGTTGTTGTGGAGCCTCTATTTGTAACTGTGTTAAGGTTGTCGTTTTCTTGTGTAATATATCTTCCGTCAAGATTAACTACTACTGACGCAAGACCGCCTGTTCTGTCAAGTGTAAGATCGCCGTTGCTGGTATTAAAAGTTCCGTTGTCTACATAGTTATCTTCTGTTCCAGTAACTTCGCTTACACTGTAATCGGTTACGTGTCCAAACTCGTCAAATGTTAACCCGTCTACATATGTTAAAGTAGCTGACGTAAGGTCTGCAACAGAACTAGTGTCGCCGTGTGCAAATTCGGTTCCGTTTAGTACTAAACCAGCTCCGGCTGTGTATGTTCCCGCGCCGCTGAATTGATACCAAATAATATTGTCTGTTCCGATTGCAAAAGTATCTACATCATCTATAATAATAGTCCATCCGGTACCGCCGTTTTGTGTACCTTCCTGCACAAATTCAAATGCACCTATTACTTCTTCTGGTTCATCACAAAAACCGCAGCGAGTTAATATCCAGCTTGTGGTCGAGCCGTTGCTTAATTGAGTAAACACATAAGAACCGTTTTCTACTTCATTGTTTTGATCTTTAACCAGAACATTATCGCCAATGCTCCAATCACTTATTCCGTCTATCGATATAGAAGCAGACGGACCAATAGTAAGTGTTGCTCCTATTCCGTTTGTTCCGTTATCATATGTTGCGCCAAGGTCGCTTGTTGTTGCTGCTTTTGCTGAAGGTAATACATTAAGTCCTTGCGCAACTTCGTCGACATAGAATTTAGTAGCTGCATCTGTGCTTTGCGAAGGTGCTCCAACATTTATTATTCTTGCTGTACTTGCATCAATTCGACCAAAGCCGTTTGGATCTAGGATTATGTCGCCGTTTGTGTTAGTTGAAGAAATTGTATTATCGTCGAACGTTATATTATCAATCGAAAGTTGATTCAACCCGTCAATAACTGTAGTTGATTCGCCTAAAGTTAACGAAGTAGAACCTAATGAAAAATCTTTTGTGCTAACTACTCCGCTAGTTACACTGAAATTATTCGAATCGAAGCTTGCAACACCTTTTGTGGTTGTTCCTGCATTTATGCCAGTTATTACAACATCGGCAGATTCTCCTGACCCAGATACTGAAATTCCTGTTGCTGATGTTGCTGACACTGTCTGTACATAATCGCCGATGGTTTGCGTTCCTAGTGCAATAGCATCATTCACAATAGACAAACTTACATTTGAAACATCTGCAGAGCCGTCTATTGTAAAATTACCAGTAACATCCCCTCCAGAAAAGCTCACAGTTCTACTTGTGGTCCAAGACGCAGCTGACCCTGAAATTGTAGCATTTACTGTTGCGTTAAAGGTCTTTACGCCGTCGATCTCTTGATTAGACACTAAATCAACAAATCTATTATCAAGATCTAAACTAGTTAGGCTGGTAACATGTCCGTAATCGTCTAGTGTAACATCTTGAATAACATTGCCGCCACTGTTGTTGACCGAAACTTGTGAAGACGTATCTGCGTGATCAAGTGTGATAGTCGAATCTGTTGACTGATTGAGTGTAAAACTGCCGCCGGTTGCTAGTGCATCACCTGCTGAAATTGTAATTGTTGCATTGCTAGGTTGCGTATCAACAGGAGTTGCCCATGCAAAGGTTCCGTCTCCGTTTGATTTTAAAAATTGATTAGAAACGCCTGTGCCAGTAACTGCTAATTCAGTAGTAGTAACTCCGTTTTCTGCAATTGACAAGCCGTCGGAATCTTGAAAAAGTCCTGTATTTGCAGCAACAGAAAATACTGTACCGTTAAGGCTAATACCGTTTCCTGCAGAGAAAGTAGTATCTTCTGACTCAATTGTGATTGCATTATCTGCGCTATTGTATGATAATGTAGTATTAGTACCGCCTATAAAGTTTACAGTTTCTCCCAAACTTATTGTGCCTCGATCAACACCGTCAGTTTCAAGATTCCATCCTAATTCAATCCAGTTAGTTCCATTGTAAAATTCTAGAGCTGTAAGGTCACTGTTAAATCTTATTTGACCTTGAGCAGCGGTTGGACGCTGATTCTGCGCTCCGACTGGTATTTTAATTGCGCCGGTTGAATTAATTGAAACATCATCGTTAAATGTTTTTTCGCCAGCAAAGGTTTGAGAAGCTGTTGATACAACACCCGACTCTGAAATATCAGCAGTTGGTATTACTGCGCCTGATCCTGTAGAAGAATTTATCGTAGGGCCATTGGTAGATCCGGCTGATATAGTAATATCGGTATTTGCAGCATTAATAGTAACAGTGTCTGTAGCAGCATCTGTAGTAATTGTTACATTAGATCCTCCTTCGAACGTAAGCGTATCGTTATTTGAATCTGCTTCTATGGTTGTTTGACCCGACACTGCAATATTTTTAAAAATGTCTTCACTAGATCCTAAAGATGTCGAATTTATAATTACAGTATTATCATTGGCATCATACGAAAGAGCTATACCTACACCGCCTTGAAAATCTACGGCTTCTCCGGACGAAATTGTGCCTCTGCTTGATCCTTCTGTTTTTAGTTCCCATCCTACATAATTGTCAAAAGTAGGCGCATTTGTTATATCGTTGTAATCTAGGTCTGCAGAAATTGATGTTGCAGTTATTGTTCCAGCAACTTGTAATGCATCTGAACCATTATCCGATGTCGTTCCTACAAGTAAATTTCCAGGAAATGCTGCTACTTTATTAGAATTGTCAGTAAGAGAAAATAAAAGTCCGTTGTCGCCTGTGAAAGATAATTCATCTGAATTTGAAATTTCAGCAGTAATAATATCAGATCTGTCAGAGCTTCTAAAATCTATATTCTGTGTAAGTATGCCGTGTCGTGCGACAAATTTTTCTGTTTGTGCCAAGGTTCCCTATCCCCTCTTTTGTTTACTAAATTACAAGTAATGTTCTGTTAAGCTGTATTTCTGCCGAAGTTGCCGATGTCATGTCAACTAATATTCTCACATTTCCACTGTCAATATCAGAAGTGATTGTTGCAAGTTTGCCTGAAGTTTCTATCACTGTATATTCAGTAATATATGTTGTTGTTCCATCGTGCAATAGTCTTAGTTCAGACATTTGATAATTACTTCCTTGAGTTATTTGAATCAAATATCTTGCAGATCGATAAGTGTCTGCTGCAAATTCATCAATCGATGTTGTAGTTGTAGTTGACACTGTGCTAGTCGACGATTTAGTAGACGAAACACCGTCGAAAATTTCGTCTCCTACATAAAGACTTTTTGCTACAGCTAATCCTCCTGAAATTTGAACTGACCCAGTTGAACTACCTGTTGTTTCAGTAGTATCTGAAAAATTTGTTATACTGCTAAATGTTTTACTTCCAGAAATTGACTGGGCTCCGGATGTTCTAACAACAGTGCCGTCTACCGCAATAGAAGGGTTATCTGTAACACCGTCTCCGTTTGTTACGTTAACTCCGTCTCCGCTTTGAATTGTTCTTGCAGCAACTGATTCTACTCCGGTTCTTACAAAAAATCCATCAGTAGATAAATCGTGTAATGCTAGAGCTTGTCCAGTCAGTCCAAAAGTAAAACTTCGATTATTAGACAGCGTTTGGGCAACTCCGTTTCCTCCGGTTATCCCGTTGTTAGTTGTAAAAGTAAGCGTTCTTGTAGACGGAACTGCTCCTAGTGTATTGTAAGATATTGTAATATCTGACGAGCCGTCAAAAATACTACCAGATGCTGACCCGGTTCCATTAGCATCGATTGTTAAAGAATTTCCTGTTTGATCAGCAGTTGCAGCAGTTGTTGCTTTGATATTATCAAACGCATATGCAATTCTTCTACCTGTAATTACTCTTTCTATTGAGTGGGTGTTGTCTATAACTTCAGCTTCAGATATTTCATCAAAAAGGTCAGTTGTTGCATTAACAGTTATAGTTCCGTTTGTATTGTCGATAGTAATTGCGGTTCCGGCAGTAAGTGTTGATTTAGAAAGACTGCTAGTTGCAGTATTGCCTATCAAAAGCTGACCGTCAGTATACGTAGTCTGACCAGTTCCTCCGTATTCTGTTTCAATAGTATCTGCGTTCCAAGTTCCAACTGTGATAGTTCCTAATGCTGAGTCCCAGGTCCCGGCTGTGATAGTGCCAAGTTCGGTTACAAATGGCAAACTTGTATCAACATTAAATTCATTTCCGTCTAGTGTTAATCCTCTTCCAGCAGTAAATGCACCTGCGCCTGAAAATTGCACAAATGTTATATCGTCTGTGCCGATTTCAAAAGTTTCTGGTTGATCAACAGTTGCTACCCAACCGGTATTTGCTAGAGTATTTCCATTAATAACAAATACGAAACTACCTGGTATTTCATCAGATTCATCTTCGAATTCTTCTCTTGTGAGTATCCAAGAGTTACTTGCATCTCCTTGCTGAGTTACATTATAAATTCCGTTTTCAAAACCGTTTGTTTGATCTTTAACAAGCACTTCTTCGCCTAATGAAGGAGTATAACCGTCTACGATTAAAACTCCATTAGACGACGAAGTTAGTGTTGCTCCGACACCGTTTGTCCCGTTGTTATATGTTGCAGAAAGGTTTGTTGTTGTCGAGACGTCGGCTGAGGGACGAGCTCGTAGTCCTTGAGCAGTTTCGTCTACGTATCTTTTTGTTGCTGCATGCAAATTTGTTGTAGGGTCCGCATGCAGTGTTAAAAAACCAGACATCGAATCGCCTGATCTATTAACGAATGTTAAATCAGCTTCTGTTTCTGTATAATATCGATTATCTAAATCTATGCTATTTGCCGTTAGTACATGACCAAAGACATCAAAGGTTAAGTCTTGAACAACTGTGCCGTTTGTATTGTTTATGTCTGTGATCGAACTAGTGTTAGCATGCGCAAGTTCTACCGATGCGCCTTCTCCGGTTCCTGTGATAGTTAAGCCGCTTGTTCCTGTTTCAGTTCCACTTACACCGTCTGAGACTGATTCTACATAATTTCCTGTAGTTGCTACTCCTAGTTCAACAGAATTTGCTACTATGCTAGCTTCGAGAGTTACATTTGTCGATCCATCAATGGATACCGAGCCGCTCAGGTCATTAGATAAAGATATTAAGCGTGCGCTACTCCAAGAATCTGCCGTATCGGCATTTCCAACAACACTGCCGTAAAAAACAGCATCTGCACCATTTGTTCCATTTTCTAAAACAATCGAAGTTTCATTATCGGCGACTATATCTCCAACTAGCCTAGTTGCGCTTATTTGAGTTGTTGTTACACTACCGAATTCTACATTATCAGATATTCCTACAGATTGTCCAATTGCAATTGTAGAAGTAACGCCTTCTCCAACGCCGTTAGAAATAATAACTCCGGTTCCTTCTGAAAGAGAGTCTACATAATTTCCAGTAGTGTCTGTTCCTAAGGCAACAGAATCGGGTTCAATAGTTAGACCAATGTTCGAAACATCTGACGATCCGTCTATGGTAAAACTTCCAGTAACATCACCGGTAGAAAATGTTACAGTACGAGGTGTGCTCCATTTATCAGCAGTATTTGCATTTCCAGAAATTGGTCCCGAAAAACTGTTTGCTGTGACAGTGTCAAATGTAACACTGGAAGTTGTACCAACATCCTGTCCTATTTCTATAGTAGGAGTCGATCCTTCGCCTGTGTTATTTGTAAGTATAACGCCGGTGCCTTGGATCAAACTCTCTACATAATCCCCGCTTGTTTTTGTTCCTAATACAACTGCATTATTTGCAATAGTTGCAGAAAGAACAACATCGCTAGTTCCGTCAAATGATGCCGAACCTGCTAGATCTGAATCAAGAGCAATCGTTCTTGCCGTTTGGAGAGCTGTTGCGGTCGGAGCATTGACTAATAATTCGCTTTCGCTATTAAAAATATCAATAGTTCCGATACGTATCCCATCTCCTAATTTAAAGGGCATTCTTGTTTCTCCAATTAAGGGCTAGTGTATTTATTTCCAATTTTTTATATAATTTTTTTGAATTTAAAAACATAATCTGATGCGCTAGAGTTATCTACAGTAGAATAAATTTGCAACTTAAGATCGTCAACATCGCTCGACGGTGAGCGTAATGTTCTTAAAAATAAAGTTGGTGTTGCACTTCCGCCGGCTCTGTGCAATACAATTTCGTCAGTAACCTCAGTTCCTGCATCGTTGGTTGCTCCAGCATACCAACTCATTGTTCCTGAATAATATTCGTTGCTGTTTGCGCCGCCGCTTGCTAGGTCGTTTGCAAATAATTGTATAACATATGTTCCAGTTTCGATATCGTTATTTTTTATTCCAGTATCGATCCAAGTTGAAGACACTGTTATTGATTTTGTTATTTCGATTAGCTCTGGCAAAATTGAAGGTTTATTAGTTGTGTTGTTCCAGTCAAGATAATAAGAACCTTCTTCTCCGTCTAGTGTATCAGCGTCTACATTTAGATTATCAACAAATGTTTTGTCAACTGTGTCTTGTATAACAGTTTCTACTCTTTGGTCAGTATAGTATTTGTTGTTGGTTCCTTCTGAAACATCATCTGTTGTTGCGGTATTAAGTAGATAGCGACCGTCGAGACTGTCGGTTAAACTTACGGCGTCGTTCCTTGTAAGAGTTAATATACCTGTTGAAGAATCAAAAGAAATTGCCGAAACATACGTTTCTTCTGCAACGCTGTAATTTGTAACATGTCCAAAATCATCAAAACTTAGAGAATCTACAAAAAATTTATCTGTAGATGCAAGATTAGCCACTGTGCTTGTGTCAGCATGTCTAAATTCGGTTCCGGAGATTTCAATTCCGTCGCCAGCAGTTAGAGTTCCTATACCAGAAAATTGATTGTAGGTTATCGGATCTGTTCCGAACACAAAGTCCTCTGCAAATCCTATGTCAGCAACAAACCCAGTTGCTTCGTTTGTATTTCCTCCTACAACAAATACATACTGTCCAGAAAGTTCATCTGCTTCGTCTGACGATTCTGATCGTGTTAAGACCCAAGCTGTTACAGAGTCGCCGATTATCGAGACGTCGTATCTACCGTTTTCTTCTTGGTTGGTTTGATCTTTAACTAGTATGCCGTCGCCTATTTGCCAATCTGTTTTGCCGTCAACATCTAATATTTCGCTTGCGTTTGTGGCTGTTAAAGTTGCTCCTATTCCTGAGCTACCGTTATTGTAGGTTGCATCAAGATTCTGTGTAGTAGCTACTTTTACTTCAGGACCGCTTTGCAAATATCCGTCGATTGCCAAATCAACATACTGTTTTGTTGCAGCATGATCTGCTTGGACAGGCTGATCGCTAAGTGTAAGAAATCCTGTCATAGTATCGCCGGTGACATCTACAAACTTTGCAGTAGCTTCTGATTCTGTAAAGTATCTATTATCAAGATCAGTAACACCTATACTTGTAACATGCCCGAATTGATCTAGGAAAATATCTTGTATTACACTACCGTTATTATTGTCCGAGCTAGATTGGCTAGAAGTATTAGCATGATCAAATTTAACTTTATTTGTAATATCGTCAAACGTTAAGTTTAGTGCGTCGCCGCCTTCGAATCTTACAGTATCGTTATTGCTTCCTGCTGAAAATTGAACAATGCCAGATGCATTTGCAATATTTTTAAAAATTTCTTGCGACGATCCTAGGTCCGTATTTTCTATAGAGATACTACCAGAGTTACTAGTAATAGCTATTCCGGTAGATTGTGTAAGGGTATTTCTAGTAAGAGTTCCGCTAGAATTACCTATTAGCAATTCTCCTGCATTATAGCTTGTTAGTCCAGTGCCTCCGTATGCTGTGCCAATTGTACTAGCATTCCAAATTCCTACTGTTATTGTTCCTAGATCACTTTGCCATGTTCCTGAAGTAATTGTGCCTAGTCCAGTAACGTGTGATAAATTTTCGTTAACACTAAACACATTGCCGGTTAGTGTTAGGCCTTGTCCGGCTTCAAATGTGCCTGCGCCAGAAAATTGTACAACAATAATCGGATCTACATTTAAAGTAAATGTTTCTCTGTCTTCGACAGTTAATATATAACCAGTAGATGCATTTACTATACCTTGAGTAACAAAAACAAACGATCCTGGTATTTCTTGAGATTCGTTACAAAAATCACATCTTTCGAGTACCCAATCAGAAGTTTGACTACCAATACTTGTGAGAATATAGATACCGTTTTCTTCTTGATTAATTTGATCCTTTACAAGAACTTCGTCGCCTATTGAGTCGAGAATCACACCGTCAATTTCTAAATCTGTAGTAGATCCGTCTGCTTCTATAGTAAGAGTACCGTTTGCAGCAGAAAACACAGCATCTAGAGACTGAGTAGTTGCTACTTTTGCTGCGGGTCTAGTTATAATTCCTTGTGCTACTCCGTCAACATACGCTTTAGTTGCAGCATCACTCGACGCAATAGGATCTTCTAGAGCAATTATTCTAGAAAAGGATGCGCTTATATTCCCTTCTCCGTTAGGATCAAGAACAATATTACCGTCGGTGTTTGTACTAGAAATAGTATTTCCGTCAATTGAAATGTTATCAACTGAAACAGCAGTAGCATTAATAATAATACCATCTAAGGTGCTAAATGTGTCACCTAACTCAATTTCAGTAGTTCCTAAAGTAATCGAAGAATTTTCTAATTTATCGTTGGCAATATTAGCAGTTGCAGAAAAGTTAGCATCTGCTAGATTAATAATATTATTATTATCAGCGTTTATTGTTTTATTTGTAAAAGTTTCTGTCTCGGCTAATGTGGCTAAAGTTCCAGATAGCGGCATTGTAACGCTTGACACATCTGTAACTTCAATTGATAAAGGGTTGCCACCTGTAACAGAAAGATCACTTGCTATTGTGATTGTGGAAGTTCCGTTATTAACTCCTGTTCCACCGTATTGAGGTTGAATAATATCAGCTTCCCAAGTACCTGAAGTAAGTGTTGCTACACTGTTTAGAGAAGAATCGGTAATTACAGAACCTAAACTTGTTGCGCCAATTACTTTTGATTCGTTAATTCTATACTCTTTGTTTTCTGCAAGATTAAAATGTTCAGAACTTGTCCAGCTTTCGCTTGTTTTTGACCAGGTAAGTGTTTTGTCGCCGTCTAGGCCTGCAAGTAGGGTAATACCCCCCGCATCAGCAGTGTCGTTGCTTTCAACAGTTGAGTCATTTTGTTTTCCGATTTCGATATTGTTGTCCGAAATCTGTAATCTATTTGTAAAAAGTAAACTGTCGTTTCCTTCAACAATTAAACTGCCTGAGACTGTAGCATTTGTTGTAACAGTTAACAAGCTAATATCTGCTGTTCCGGATATGTTTACATTGCTATTAAAGTTAGCAATCCCTTGAAAATTTGCAGTGTCATTTACTCGCAGTGTGTTATCTGCTACTAACTGATTATTAAAGGTTTTTTGTCCGTAAATAACCTGTTGATTCGCTGTGATTATTCCTGCTTGTGTATTAGAAGCAATCGGTATTACAACATTATTTCCGGTAGAAGAATCGATTCGTAATTCGTCTGTGTTAGAAATTCCTAAAAATAAATTTGTATCTGCTGCCTGAATAGTAATGCTTCCTGGTGCATTAGTTATTGTGATATTTCGGCCATCTGTTAGATAAGTTTTAGTTAATGTGTTTCCTACTGAATTTCCGACTAAAATTTCGCCATTGTCGTAAGAACTTTGTCCTGTTCCTCCGTACTGAGTGTCAATAACTTTTGCTTGCCAAGTTGCGTCTAGTATTGTTCCTGTAACAGAAAGGTCATTTTTTATTTCAAGTTGATCATTAAAAGTTTTAAGACCGTCGATCGACTGATCTCCGAAAGTTCTAAGAACCGTTGCATCTACACTGATTTTGTCATCAGATTCTATAACAATTCCGTCGTCCCATACTAGCCATTTACGATTACCTTGAACATCTGAAGCCGGTACTCCGTTATCCTCAGTAGGAATACCAAAATCTGGTTCTGCATTTTCCAGATTTAAAAATTCGTATCTACCGGGATCAACGTCGGTGCTTGGGTTCTTTTTTACTCGATTACTAAGTAATCTTATATCACGCATTCAGAGACTCCAATATGCTAAGTGTTATTTGAATACTGTTTGGATCAGATGAATAAGCTCGAATACTGTCGCCTGCTTCGATTATTAGTTTTCCTGTAATACAGCTTGTTGAATCATTTCCTGGTATTGTAAATCCATATAAAAGGCTTGTTTCTGTATTAGTGGCAGCTCTAAAATGACTAAAATAGATATCACTACTATTTTGAATAATATTAGCCGCTTGCGCCATTAAAACAATGCCGGTATTCCCTACTGGTGCTGTATATATTGTATCTGGCTCGTCTAATAAATCTGCTGTAATAGTTCTAAATACGTTTAATGGAGATGCCATGTTTAATCCTCAATTGCTAGTATGTATGGTGTCAAGACAGCAAACAACGACCTATCAAAGGTTTCTCCTTCAATTGTTCCGCTTGTCCTATTAATAGTTAACTGACCACCAATTCTAAAATCGCCTTCTTGGTCTGTGCCGGTATAATAAACAACGCCGCCGTTTTCTTCTAAAACTTGATTTTCTGTTTTCGGCAGACCCCCTTCATAAGGCAATGCACTGTTTATATTAGTGCCCGAACCTACCCATTCAAAGGTGTGTCCGCTTGCTGTTATTAAGCTGTATTGATGGAAGGTTAATGGTGTTCCTGCTTGCACAGAGTTATCGTCGATTGGCTCGTCAAATGATACTTCTGCAATATAACCATTCTGTAAAAGTCTTATAACAATATTCAGTAATTTTTCTAACTGTTCGGCTTCGGTTGAAGTTGCAGGTAATAATCTATCATTTTGATCTTCTTCGGTATTTAGACGATTTACTTCTATATTTGTAACAGAATCACTTACGATATTTCTTATTCTTTCGTAAACTTCAATTGTTGCATCTTTCTGACTGCTTGGTATTTGCAAATTGCCGCCGCTATAATATTCATTAGCTGCATCAATAGTTTGGCTGTTCCCGCCATAAACTAAATCATAAATTACTGCATCTATAATAAAACGCAAATCTTTTCTGCATGCTGATTCGCTATAAGTTAATGAAGGAAAATATTCTGAAATATACGCAATTCCTTCTTCAATATAAAATTGTGTATTTTCTAGTAGAATATTTTTTGCTTTTAATGTGTTACTGTTTATATTATTTGGATTATTAAAATCAATTTCGGGCGCCGCAGATTCCCCATTTTGAAGAATATCAATGATAATGTCAAAGTTACTTGAAATTCTTTGATATTCTGGTTGTTCAGTTGTTGAGTCTACACTAATCAAAGCAAGGACTTCGTTTTTTGCATAGTTTATCGCATCGACTGTTTCTGTTAACTGACTGTTGATTACTTCAGAAGCGCTTGCTCGTAAATAGCTCTTTCCTGCAAGTATAGATTTATAGTTTGTATCAAAAACCATATCGTCTACAACTGCATCAATTATAAGTCCGATGTCTCTAGAGCATTTTGTGCGGTCGAAGTCAAAATCTAAATAATTTTCATTTAAATAGGTAATTGTGTCAACTTGAATTTTACTTCTTGCTCCTAGTATCAAATTCCTAGCGGTTCGTGCATCTTCGGCTTGAGATGAGAAATTCGGAGGTTCGATATCAATTAATCCTGTTACATAATATCCTGATTCAAGGTAACCGATTATTATATCAAAAAAGGATAAAACTTCTCGTTGCTGAGCTGTTGTTGTTGCAACTGTCGATGTATCTTGGCTTAAACTTTCGTTTAAAGGAGACACAACTATGTTTAATAATAATCTAGTTACAACAGTTCGTAAATAATTAAAGGTATCAATTGTAGCTTGTTTTTCGCCAGAGCCTACTTGAAGAACTCCGTTTAGATAATAGAAACGACCAGCAGTAAAAACCTGACTGTTACCTTGATAAATTATATCATAAATTATAGCATCAATAATATAACTAATATCTCTCCTGAATGTTGCTTCGCTATAAAATAGATCTGTATAATTCTCATCGATAAAAGCAATGCCTTCTTCGATTATGAAATCTCTATTTTTTTCTAATATCGTTTTTGCTCTAGTAACTGCAGTGCTAGCATTAGTAGGAAGAGGTAAACTTAGAGTCGGTAGCTCTTCGGTTCCATTATTAATTACATCGATTATTAAATCAAAATTATATTCGACTCTGTCGCTTGCAATTTGACTATCTGTAATTTCTGCTAGTACTAGATTTTTTGCTTCTTCGATTGCTGCAACTGTTTCTATTTTTTGGTCTGACAGAACTAAACTTGCTGAATTATTGTAATAGCTTCTTGCTGCCACAGTAGTTTTGTAATTGGTGTTAAAGACCATATCGTCAATAGCAGCATCGATAATTAGTCCAACATCTCTCGCAAATTTTGATTGATTATAATCAAGAGTTGGATATGTTGTGTTAATAAACTCGATTACACTATATTTGATTACGTCTTTTTCGTTTAAAACTGCTGTTCTTGCATCTTGTAATTCATTTGATTCTGTTGTAAAATCTGGATTTTCTATTTCGGTTTTACCAACTTTAAGGGCCGTAGTTGTGCTAATAGTGTAATATTCTTCTTGATTAAATGTTACTGCATCGCCTGAATTAGGTCTGTTTACTAAATTGTTTATCAGTATTGGTTCGCCTGCAAACGTTGGTGCTGAAATGTTTTGTGCAACTGTTCCTGTGTATTTTGGTTGGCTTACTCCGTCTGCTTTTAACCCAAAATTACCAAAGGACGAATTAGAGTTTGTTAAGGAACAAAAGCCGCCGTCTTCGCAAAGAATTGCAATGTCGCAACAAATTGTAAAAACAGAAACAAGCTGAGTGTTGCCAAGGAACAGCATATGAATTCCTATTCCGCCTTGATTGTATTGCGTAAAGGCATCAACAACCATTGATTTTAAGCCTTCTGCATGTCTTCCGTCAACTCTCATTCCTGTGCCTGTTGTTGTTAAAGATGTACAATTTTGCACATACGGAGATTGAAAAATTTCTCCGGCAGAACCATCGGGATTAAATGCAATTGCAGCGGCTGGCGAAATATGATCTTTAAATGTTAATTGAGTTAAGTAAGAACCATTATTAACATAGAACATGTCTTGGGTTGGGTTGCCAGCTCTAACTGTGGTTGTTCTTAAACTGTCGCCAACTATTGCAACTCTTTTAGGCACTGTAACAGGATTGTTAAGTGTATAATCGCCTGTTTTTACATAAAGTGTTGAAAATTCTGGAATTACAGACAATGCATAATCAATTGTTTGAAAAGATTCTGAGATTGTTTTGCCCGAATTATTGTCTGAACCGTTTTTTGAAACGTAAAACACATTATCTGCTTCGCCTTCTAGCCCTTTCTGCCATTCGCCGCCTAAATAAAATTCTAAATTACCTTCAGTGGTATTAAATCTAGCATCTCCTAATAAAGGATTTTCAGGACGTTGACCAGAAGTTCCTCTAGGAAGAGTTAGCGCATTTGTGCTATCAATTACAACTTTTTCGTCGTCGAGATATTTTACGCCGCGTCCTGTTATACTTCGAAGGTTAGTTGTTTGCGCTTTTATTAATCTCATTAAACTTCCAAATAACTTATGGTTGCTGCTAAATCAGTTAAGCTGCTTCCGATGTCTGGCTCTGCAACAAATGAAATTTTATCACCTTCGTCTAAAATTATTTTTTCTGAATCGAAAGTAAAAGTTTCTCCTGCCGGCAGTTCTAGGTCTCTTACAATAACTGTAACCTTGTTATTAAGTGCCTGGCCGTTTTTAATTAAATGCAAATCAAAAGATGCAGATCTGCTTTCGGGATTCGGGTCATTTACACTATATGTGTTGCAGACCAAAATTGTTGTAATTGCAAAACTTTTTCCCGAAGGAACAACTAGCAGATCTGTTGTAGTTGTTTTTAATTGTGCATTTTCTAAAGCCATTGTTTTTACCTTTAAAATATCATACTAAATAATAATGATCTATTTTTACTTATTAATTCGCCCGATTTTGAATCTTCATTTACAAAATATAAACCTACTTGTCCTGTATCTTGTGTTTTTGCGTATAGTTTAACACCGTCAACAGGTGCAAGAGGATCGATAGCAATATCCCCGCTATGAGGTGTTTTAGTTAAATGCAAAACATCATCTATTTTTATGTGTCCAGTTCCGTTTGCAGAAAATACCAAATCTGAGTTTGTAGATGTTGTTGTGATTTCATTCAGCTTAATATTAATATCATTAAACTGTATGTTATCTTGAAAGAAAGTTGCAACGTTTGTTTGATCAACATCGAAAATTATTCGACTTTCGGTGCTAACAACTTTTTCAATAATTCCACTATTTGGAACATAATTTGATAAGATTCCGTTAGTAACATCGACATCAACTACTAATTCGTCGTTTGTAAGAATGTTTACAATTTGCACAAAATTAGCATTAAGGCCTTCGATTGGGTCACCGCTTGCGTTAATATCACTTATATTAACAAAGTCACCGGCTTCGAATCCGTGATTACCATTTGTTCGAAATATTGTAGTTCCTGATCCTGTGTTAGACACATTTAAAATCTCTGCAATAAAATGTTTTTCGTCTATTGTCTGAACTACTGTATCGCCTTGAGAAATTTTGTTAGCTTCGGCTTCTGTAAACCTACTAAATCTAAAATCTACATAATCAACTAATGCTCGAGCATTGGGTATGTTGTTATCATTAATAACAACTTCGTTTTCTGTATTAGGAAGAATACTTCCATTAGAATAATAAAAAATTCTTTTTTCGTAATAACCGTCGGCCTGTAAAGTGACAACACCCGACGAAACGTCAATATAAAAAGTACCTTCAGCTAACACACCAGGTGTGTTAAGAGGTAATTTTTGGCCGTCAATTTCTGCATAAAATGTTCCTGCTTCTTGTCCGTTTGGGAGATCGGTACTATCCAGATCTCCCAAACTCCAAGAAACTGTTTCGTCATAAATCCATCTAACATTATTCCAATTACCTCTTTCTAGTTCTAAACCAGAAATGCTATCAACAAGCGGAGAAATTCCGTTTCCATCGTTACCTTCATTTAGAACTAAGACATTGTCTTTAAGAACTGTGTTTTCAGACGAAACTGTTGTAGTTTCTCCTAACACTTCTAAATTTCCAGTAATAAGTACCTTACCGGCATTTTCGCCGGTGTCAAGCGTAATTTCTCCGCCTTGCTGTACAGCAACTCGATAATCAGAGTTATATAGTTTTAAGACTCTAGACATTTAACGTCCTAAACTCAAAGAGAATTTAATATAATCCTATTTTCTAGAGAACTACCGTCGGCTGCAACATACCAAACATATGCATTAGAATCAAAATCATATGCTTTTCTTCCTGATATTTTTCTAATTGCAACCCCATCGCCGGCGTCGTTAACATAGCCTTTAAGAATCATTTCTCCGCCTTCTAGCGATGATTCTCCGTCTACTAGTTTGCAAGTTCCGTTTCCGTCAGCAGTGCTAACAATAAAGCGTCTAGCAGCTCGTTGAGCAATTATATACGGCTTTCCGTCTGCATCAGCCGAGTCAGTATTGCCACCAACAATTCTTGCCGCATCAACTGGCATGTTATACCCTTGTCGATACTCTTGTGTATTACCTGTTAAATCGTTCCCGTGCTGATCTTCTCCGTCTTTCGAAGGCGGAGTATTTACGTCTGGAGCTTCTGAACTATTGATTGGTCCAAACATTCTTCTTGAAAGTGGTCTTCCCATTTGATTTCTCCTGTGTTAGAAGTCCGATGCGGGTTCTAGCCGCTACGCTGTGGGTACAGCATAAGTACACCTTACCAGGGTACACTTATAGACAAATGTATTTATCAATTAGAAAATTCTAAGAGATCTTGTACAGTTTGCTCTAGTTTTCCAAAATTATAGATATGAAAACGTGTAAAATTGATTTTTTTTATAAAACTCAAAGTGTCGAACCCGCTCGGTGTCACAAAAAACAAACCTTCTAGATTCTGCAAGCTTGTTTTTATAGTTTTGTTTATTCCGCAAAGTTTTGTAAATTTTAATAAACTTTTTACAGAACATTTTGAAGGGATTCCGATTCTAGTATTTTTACAAAATTGATTAAGTAAATTTGGTTTTAAACAAAACTGTGTAATTCCTTCCTGGAAGCTAGAATATTTTTTCTTTTTAACTTGTTCGAAACTTTCTATTTGCGGATAAACTCCACAAAGCTTTGTAAATTTAAATTCATCAATCAAAGAGCATATTTCGTAAACTGATGAATATTGCAATCCTTGCTTTTGATTGCCACCTATAATTAGTACCGTGTTTACTCCTTCGTTCAAAAACGCAGTACAGGAGTTTATTAGTTCTGCTTCTGATTTGATGTTTCTTGCTGCAATATGGGGTACTGCTTTAGAAAAACCTGTTTGATCATTTATTCTTTTTACTGCATCAACTGACTGTAATAGTGATTTGTCATTCAAATGCGTGATTGTTACCTGATTAACTTTCCGCAAAATATCTGAAGAAAGTTTTTGGTCTACAGTTTGTTCAACACTAACAAACATGGAATTTCCTTTGTAAACCTTTATTTATTCGTTTAAAAAGAAAGGGGCCTAAGCCCCTTTCTATTACAGCATTGTGTAAACAAATTAGCTAAAGCTAACGTCTGTGTTAGAAATAGCAACTTTGCCTAGGTAGTCTGCTGCGTTACCTAGAGACGAAGCTGTGTTGGAAAGCTCAACGTAACCATAACGTGTCATGAATGATACGACTGGTTCGAATGTGCTTGGATCCAATACAACTCCTGAGCTCATTAGCGGAATGTATGGGCAATAGAATGCTGCCGCATCACTTTCGCTTGAACCTTTATAACCAACAAGAACCGGAGAGCTGTCACTTGCATAAGTGTTTACATAAACACTCATTGCATTGTTTAGTGTGCCAACCATCTTGGTATTTGTTGGTGCTTCGAATGTACCTTCCGTAGTACGTGCAAAAGCTGAAGTTGTTGCGCTCTGTAGAATTGTAAGAGCGAACGGTGAAACAACAGCCCAGTTACCAGCGCCACGACGTGTACGCTGAGCA